TAGATAAATTACTCAATGCAGTAAAAGAGGACAACGCACCTCAAGAGAAAAAATCATACGTTGATGAAAGACTCTGGAAACCAGAACTGGATAAATCTGGTAATGGTTATTCAGTTATTCGTTTTCTTCCATCACCAGAGGGTGAGGACTTGCCTTGGGCAAAAGTTTGGAATCATGCGTTCCAAGGCCCAACAGGTCAATGGTATATTGAAAACTCACTTACAACAATCGGTCAGAAAGACCCTGTGTCAGAGTACAACTCAAAGTTGTGGAACTCTGGTATAGAGTCTGACAAAGAGATTGCAAGGAAACAGAAAAGAAAATTACAATACTTTTCTAACATTCTTGTAGTGAGTGATCCAAAACACCCAGAAAATGAAGGTAAAGTATTTCTGTTTAGATACGGAAAGAAAATTTTTGATAAAATCATGGAAGCAATGCAACCAGCATTTCCAGATGATACACCTATCAATCCATTTGATTTTTGGGAAGGTGCAGACTTCAAACTAAAAATCAGAAAGGTAGATGGTTTCTGGAACTATGATAAATCAGAGTTCTCTGCACCATCACCAATCGCAGATGATGAGTCTAAGATTGAGTCTATTTGGAAATCTCAACACTCTCTTGCAGAGAAACTTGATGCAAGTAACTTCAAATCTTATGATGAGTTATCTACACGATTTCATGCAGTCATCTCTGGTACAACCACAGTTGGTAATGTATCTGAAGAGATGGATGATGAACCAGTTGCGACACCAGTTGTTGACACTAAACCAGTAGAGTCACCAGTGACCTCACAAGAGGAGGATGATGACACTATGGATTATTTCTCAAAACTCGCAAACGGATAATGGTTTCGCTGGTGTAGCTCAATAGGCAGAGCAACTGATTTGTAATCAGTAGGTTGAGAGTTCGAGTCCCTCCACCAGCACCATTTACATTGCTAGTGATTTACTTATAGTTGTAAGAACAGTATCTTGATTGACTATGAAAGTAGGTGATATACTTCTACTCACATTCTGTACGTTATTACCTTGATTTATAAACATACTTCCACCACCACCTGCATCACCACCACCAGTAAGTCTATTTAATGCAGCCATACCTAATTGGTCTGTACGTTGTTCACTGAACACTTGCATCGGTGATCTTGACATTACGAGTTCTGGGCCTTGTTCACCTACCAATGCAAACTTACCAGCGGACAACAATCCCCCAGTTTGAAATGCAGGCATTCCTTGTTCTTCTAAAAGTTTAAGTTCTTTCAATCCTTGTAACTCTTGTTGTGCTTCTGCAAGTATTTTTTCTCTAGAGAAACCTAATGCAGTTCTTTTATCTCCCATCGCAAGCATTTTTTGTTGTTCTGCAATATCTGCCTCTAATATCTCTATTCTTTCGTTAGTTGTTCTCTCTAAGATACCCAATGCTTTAAGTGTGTCAGTGGCGCCAGGTATCGCATCAATAATTGAGTTAACATCTACTGATAGTAAATTTTTAAAAAAAGAAAAAATTTCATTCATTTGGTCTTCAACTAATTTACTAATATCAGGCATTTCTGGTAGTTTCAACTCTGGAAGTTTGAAGTTTGCTAACTTTTCTCTCAATCCACCAAAAATGTCAATCTCAGCTAAACTAGTCCTTAAACCCTCAAAGCTAACATCTTTAAATGGGTTCAATTCAGATAATCTTTTTTTAAATCCCTCTGATGGTGTCAGTCTAGATTTAATAGTTTGAAATGCACTGTTAGATTTTTCTACAATACTATCAAAACCCTCTTTGACTTTTTCTGCACTAATAAGTCCAAAGGTCAAAGACTCTATGGCACCACCAAGTCCTGCTTTAAATATGTCTAATTTCGTTGCACCTTCTCTTTTACTTTCCTCTATGGCTGCATTAACGCCCTCAAATGCAGCCAAAGCACCCGATACTACTAAACCAAAAATACCAGCGCCTTTAGTGAATTTTAATAATTTTTTACCAAATCCACCCTTTACACTATCTTTCCCATCACCAGTTAACTTTTTCAAATTTGTTTGTGTTGCAATGAAACCTTTTCTCACAAGTCTAGCTGCATCTATTATTTTACTTATTGCAAATCCACCAACGATTACAGACAGTGTTGTTAAAGTAACTGGATACTCTTTAAATAGTTCACCTAATTTTCCGAAGGAGGGATCAAGTAAAAATGCTTTAATGTTGTCCCAAACAGGACTTTGTAAGAACTTGATCAAAAGAGGTACGAGTGCTAATTTTGCCAATAAACCAAGAGTAAGACCTGGCACTCCAGTACCAACTTTTCCTAAATCTGAAAGACCAGTTTTTAGTGAGTCTTTCAACCCCCCAACTGCGTCTAAGAGTTTAGATGCTCTACTACGTTCCTCTTTATCTTTCTCTTCTTTAGAGGCTTCTGGCAGAGTCCTCGAGGCCTCTGGTTCACTACTTTGCTCTGTTGCAATAGTTAGACCCTCAATTGAGTTTTTAAGATCACTCAACATTTTAGTGTGACGACTATCTCTTCCAGCCTCACTTCTGTTGTTCATTTGTAACTGTTTTACTACATCCTCGAAAGTTGCCATTTATCTACTTCTTTTGTAATGCTTGTGACCCATAGAAAGCTGCAACTATGGCTGCAACTGATACGAAATATACACTAGCCATATCACCTAATATCTTCCCCCCTTGATCTAGTCCTAACCAGACTGCAAGGACAACTGCGAATGGATATAGTAACATACCACCAAGTGCAAACCATGCCATGTTTCTCTGTGCGTCTTGTTTCTTATCTTCATTATCTAATCGCATCATTCTTTCATCCATATCAAGTTCCTCGTCTGTTACAACACCATCACCATCTAAATCAAGATGTGCGTATTGACTGTCTTTCTCTAGTTTCTTTTGTGCATTCATAGTAGTACCTCTCTACTTTTTCATTTTTGCATTTTCTTTTTCTATTCTCTCATTCTCTTCTTTTACCCATTGAGCAAGAAGACCAATATATATTTCTCTCTCCCATGGCATCATATTCTCTAATTCTGTTAAAGAATATTTATGATGTTGCATCAGTGCAAAATTAGTTTTGTAATAATTATATACACTGTCATGAGAAAGACCTATCCTAAAAAATTTTGGAGGCCCTCCAACAAAACCTCACTTTTTACTTTTGTTTTAGGATTAACAACATCAACAACGTGTCTAAGTTTTGGCATTGTGTTAAAAAAGTTTATTATTCGTTCAAACTGATCTGTGTTTAGTTGATCAATAAATTCTTCAATATCCTTGTCAGTAATGTCAATTCTATTATATTCAGTGTCACCATACACTATTTTTATAATACAACTATTTAATAATTTAAAAACACCATCACTTGCAACACTGTCACCTAAAGCAATCGCATCAGAGAAAAGCGGATGTCTAAGATATAATTTTATATCATCTGTTATATCAATTATGTTAGAGTGTCCAACAGTCATTTGAACTTGTATGTCATCTAAATTTACTTTCGTTTGAACTTTTGTTTGATTATCATCTGGACAAACTAAATTTAATTCAACACTTTCGCCTGCTGATTTTCCTCTAATTTTTAAAAACATAAATTCAACATCATACGTTGGTAGACTTGATATGTCAACTTTTCCAAATGTACAAGATGTGACTAAATCTATCATCGCCTTTATTATTTGTTTGTCATCTTTACTCTCCTGAGCCATCATAATTATTTTTTGCTCTTTCATCAAGAAAGGTCTGTAATCAATATTTTCTCTTGTGGAAGGTAGTATAAGTTGATACGTTGGTGTATCAATTCGTGGTAATGCCATAATTATTCATCCTCTATAATTATCTAAGTGGTGTCAGTCTGTTAATTACACTTGGTATCCTTGAACGTATTTGTCTTTCAACTGAGTTCAATACAATAGTATTTATCCTATCTGATAGTGATCTTGGAAGTCTAGACTCATCGGTCAAGTTTTTCCAGTATCTATATGAAAATGATACGTTTACTTTTTGTTGTTGGTTCACAGCAGAATAGTCATAAGTTTGTGCGGCTATTGTTTTAGGAAAACACTCAATCAGTTCAACACCATATCTTCTTTCGTTTTGTTCATCTAATTGAAATATTTGTATTGTTCCAGTATAGTCATCATAGTAACCCATAGACCAAGTGTCTGGATTAAATGATAGTCTCTGCCATGTGTCAAAGAAGTTTTTCTCTTTTTGATCTGACGATAGTTGAAATGTTGCATCGATATCTGCAAATGACCAACCTTGTGCTATCTCTCTTTCAGGCCCATAGATATTTGTGTCTGGTGCGGTATCTATATTTCTACCTGGCATTGATATTTGTTCACATTTTAGTGACACCTCTCTGGCTGTTCCATCTCCACGCATTTGATTTATTACAGAAGCAAATGGATTTTGAGAACCTCCAGATGGTGGAAAAAATAATACTTCATATCGTGCTGATTTTGCAATACCATCTGCACTCCGTATTAAACCTAACAGTTCATTTAATACACCGAATGCTGCTCCTGTTACTGCGTTTCCAAATGCCATTAGATCATTCTCCTACTATCACTGTATACTTGACTTGCAGTGGCCTTCTTAAATCTTTGCACTGGTAGTAATGTTGCAATCACGAACTCATCTGCATCTATTCTACGAAATCGTGATCTAACGTATCCAGATAAATATTTATGTATGGTTGGTCTAACTGATCGTATGTTTTTTACTTTATCATAACTAACATCTAAAGTAGTGCCTTTGTCAAATTTTGTATCTGTACTAAAATCATTTAATCTGTCAAGTAATCTAATTCTTAAAGATATTGGTAGATAATGTAAGTTGATACCTAGAAATCCATCAGAATAATTTTCAAGAGGTAACACCAGAGGGAATGTATCATAATATGGTAACTTTCTTGCAAACTTAGGTGCATAAACAAACATATTCAATCGACCACCAAAGGGTGACCTTGCTTGTTTACCATCACGGATTAGGTCAAGTGTCTTAGGTGTTCCAAACTCTTTGATTTTATCTCTATACCACTCAGTAGATTTGGGTCTACCTTTTGCAGCCTGTTGT